CGGGTACTTCTACGAGTGCTTCAACGGCAAGCGGGACTTCTGGGTCACGCGCAACATCGACGCTCGCACAGTCGAGGGCACCGACAAGGGCGTCTACGATCAGATCATCGCCGAGTACGGTGAGGACAGCCGCGAGGCGCGCATCGAGGTCTACGGTGAGTTCCCATCGACTGGCGATGACCAGTTCATCAACCTGGCGCTGGTGGACGAGGCGATGCGCCGGCCGCCGCACAAGGACATGAGCGCACCGATCATCATCGGCGTGGACCCGGCCCGGGGCGGGGCCGACTCGACGGTCATCGTTGTGCGCCAGGGGCGGGACATCACGCGGATCCTGCGCTACAAGGGCGACGACACCATGACGGTGGTCGGACACGTCATCGCCGCCATCGAGCAGTACCGGCCGGCCATGACCGTCATCGACGAGGGTGGCCTGGGCTACGGCATTCTTGACAGACTCAACGAGCAGCGTTACAAGGTGCGCGGTGTGAACTTCGGCTGGAAGGCGCTGCGTCCCATCACCTGGGGCAACCGACGCTCGGAGATGTGGGGCGCGGTCAAGGAGTGGCTCAAGACAGCCAGCGTTCCACAGGACAAGCAGTTGCGTGACGACCTTGTAGGCCCGCGAGTCAAGCCCGACTCCTCGGGTAAACTGTTCCTGGAATCGAAGAAGGAGATGAAGGCCCGAGGACTCGCCTCACCCGACGCGGCCGACGCCATCGCCGTTACCTTCGCGTTCCCGGTCAACACCGACGCGAGTGGCATGTCATACTCTGCAGCCGCACCTTCGTACTATGCCAAGCCGGTTGTAAACTTCTGGGGCACTCAGCAAAGGGCCTGACATGGCACGCATCTCGAACGATCAGCGCCTCTCGACTATCCATCAGGAAGCACTGCGGGAGTTCGACAACATCCAAACTGCGGTTCGTGACGAGCGGTTGCAGTGTTTGCAAGACAGACGATTCGCCACTATTTCGGGTGCCACATGGGAAGGCCCGCTTGGCGATCAGTTTGAAAACAAGCCGCGGTTCGAGGTCAACAAGATCGCCCTGGCCATTACTCGGATCATCAACGAGTATCGCAACAACCGCGTCACGGTGGACTTCATCAGCAAGGACGGCACCGACGCGACAAGCCTGGCCGACACCTGCAACAAACTCTACCGCGCCGACGAGCAGGACAGCACCGCCAACGAGGCGTACGACAACGCATTCGACGAAGCGATCACGGGCGGGTTTGGCGCCTGGCGTCTGCGCACGGCCTACGAAGACGAGGAAGACGACGAGACCGATCATCAGCGCATCTACATCGAGCCGATCTTCGACGCCGACAGCAGCGTGTTCTTCGACCTTGACGCCAAGCGCCAGGACAAGGCAGACGCCAAGCGATGCTTCGTGCTGACCAGCATGACCCGCGATGCCTACAAGGTTGAGTACGGGGACGATCCGACTACATGGCCCAAGGAGATCCACCAGTACGAGTTTGACTGGTGTACACCAGATGTGGTGTTCGTGGCCGAGTACTACCGCGTCGAGTACAAGCCCGAGACGATCCGCGTCTTCCAGGCCATCGACGGCACCGAGGAGCGGTACAGCGAGTTTGACTTCGAGAACGACCCCGAGTTGGAGGCCACGCTGTCGGCGATTGGCAGCATCGAGGTGCGCCAGAAGAAGGTCAAGCGCAAGAAGGTCCACAAGTACATCATGTCCGGTGGCAAGGTGTTGGATGACGCTGGCTACATCGCCGGCAACTGCATCCCCATTGTGCCGATCTATGGCAAGCGCTGGTTCATCGACAATATCGAGCGTTGCTCAGGTGTGGTGCGCTTTGCCAAGGATGCGCAGCGCCTGAAGAACATGCAGTTGTCCAAGCTCGGCGAGATCAGTGCGCTGTCGAGCGTCGAGAAGCCGATCTTGGTGCCTGAGCAGGTCGCCGGCCATCAGGTGATGTGGGCCGAGGACAACCTGCGCAACTACCCCTATCTGCTGGTCAACCCGATCACGGGCGCAGATGGCAGCCAGCAGGTAGCCGGGCCGGTGGCGTACACCAAGAGTCCTCAGATCCCGCCTGCGATGGCGGCGCTGTTGCAACTGACCGAATCTGATATTTCGGACATTCTGGGCAACCAGCAGAACGGCGACAAAATCGTCAGCAACATCAGCGGCAAGGCCGTGGAGATGGTGCAGCAACGTCTAGACATGCAGGCGTTTCTGTACATGAGCAACTACAACAAGGGTGTGCAGCGCGGCGGTGAGATCTGGCTGTCAATGGCCCGCGAGGTCTACGTGGAGTCCAAGCGTCGCATGAAGGGCGTCGGGCCTCAGAACGAGGTTGAGTCGGTTGAACTGATGCGCCCGACGTTGGATCGCAACGGCGAGCTGGTCATGGAGAACGACCTCTCCCAGGCCAAGTTTGACGTGGTGTCCACTGTCGGCCCATCGTCGAGCAGCCAGCGCTCGGCCACGGTTCGCTCGCTGCTGGGAATGCTGCAACTCACGCAAGATCCGCAGACCCAGCAGGTGCTGCTGGCAATGACCTTCCAGAACATGGAGGGTGAGGGCATCAGCGACGTTCGCGCCTACTTCCGCAAGCAAATGGTTCAGGCTGGCATCATGCAGCCCACGCCCGAGGAAGCCGAGGAGATGGCCGCTGCTGCTCAGAACGCGCAGCCTGATCCGAACGCTGTGTTTGTCGAGGCTGCTGCTGAAAAGGCAATGGCTGAAGCGGACAAGGCCAGAGCCGATGCGGTGAAGACCGGGGCTGAGACGGCGCTGACGGAAGCCAAGACGCTGGAGACGCTGGCCAAGGTCGGCGGCGAGGTTGGGGGTGCGATGCAGCCTCAGAGCGGCGCTATGCAGGCCACGCCGCAGATTGACCAGAAAACAGCGCTTGAGATCGAGGCGATGGTGTTGGAGAACCAACTGCGCCGAAATAGGGTCGAGTCTACCGACGGTCAGATTGAGCAGCTCCGCGCCGAGCGCCAGGCAAACGACAGCATGGTGCAGGCGTCAGAGGTAATGCAGCAGGCCGTGGCAGGCATTGGGCAAACGGTCGCCGTGATCGGCGAGGCGGTGGGCAAAATGAGCGAGGCCGTTGGGCAGTTTGCTGAAGCGAGCAGCCGCAACACTGACAAGGCCATCGAGGCGCTCAACAAGCCCAAGCGCGTGGTGCGCGAAAAAGGCCGCGTCGTCGGCATTGAATGATGCCTGAACTCAGTGGTCAAATAGGTGAGCTGCGCTTCACCGTTGAAATCAAGCGCAAGGACACCGGCAAGATCGAGCAATACGAGCTGGTCGGTTTCATCGATGAAGACAAGCTGAAGGAGTTTCAGAATGGCAGTCACCCACTCGACGGCAGCACGCAACGCTGCGACTGACGCCGTTACGGCGCTGATTGGCGCCAACGGTCGGCTGGCGTTTCGCCTGACCGGCACGGTGAGTGCACCAGGCACGGTGGTGGCTCTTCTGCCTCTGAGCGCCACGGCGTTCGGCGCATCGGCTACTGGTACGGCCACAGCCAACGCCATCACCAGCGACACCAACGCCACCGGCAACGCCAGCCCGGTTGCCACGGCCACGCTGCAGACCAACGGCGGCACGGTGGTGATCCACTGCGCGGTGGCGGCCTCTGGCTCGGACATCAACATGACCAACGGCCTGACGGTGGCGGCGGGTGACACCGTGTCCTGCAGCTCGCTGACCTACACCGCACTGAGCGCATGAGCCTGACCATCGGCCCGAGCGACATCGGCACGCGGCGCACGGACGCCGATGTGGTCGATGGCGTTGTGCAGTTCGCTGCCGTGGTCGATACGGGCAACGGCCAGGGTTACGTGCAGGTCCACACCGACTGGCAGACACCGGCAACGCTGCGCGACTACGCGGCACGGATCAACGCAGCCGCTGACTGGCTGGAGGCAAACTGATGGCAATCACCACACTCGACGGGCTCATTGCTGCTGCCAAGCAGCGGGTGCCGATCAAGAAGACCGCCACGCGTACCACGGTGGCCAACGGCTGGTTCAGCCTGTTCGACATCGCGGGCGATCCTGGCGCGGGCACGCTCGCGGGCACCAGCACCACCACGGGTGTCGTTCCTGATGACACCACGGCGGGCGTGCCCCTGCTCAATGTCTTCGGCGGAGGAAACACAGGCTACCTGCAGAACGTCGAGTTCGCCTCGACGGTGGCCTGCCGCTTGATGATTTACGACCTGCTGTGGAAGGGCGGGGCGTATGCCTTCAACGCCAGCACCACGGGCCAGACGCCAGCCAGCTACAGCGCCCGCGTGCCTGGCGGCACCGATTTCACCAACACCGAGATCTGGGTCGAGCAGGTGACGGCGGCCACCGGCAACCAGGCCGTGAACGTCACCTACACCAACCAGTCAGGCACCACGGGCCGGTCCACGGGTGCGGTGGGTATCGGTGCGGCGCCGACCGTGGGCCGGATGTGGCCGCTTCCGCTGGCGGCCGGTGACACGGGAGTGCAGGGCGTCACGGGCGTGGTGGGCACGGTGGCCTCCGTAGGCACCTTTAACGTGCTGGTGATCCGCCCGCTGTGGTCAAGCCGGGTGATCGCGGCCAACTTTGGTGACCTGCACGACTACATGCGGGTGGGCCTGCCGCGCATGTTCGACACCTCGGCGCTGGCGGTGTGTGTCAACGCTGACGGCACATCGAGCGGCCTGCCTGAACTGATGCTGACCATCACCAACGGGTAAGTCATGGCCGCGCCCAACCTCGGCCAAGGCATTGACCGGGGCAACTACCGTACGCGCAACGGCATCACGCCGCCTGCGGCGCAGGGCAAGGCTGCGGGCGCGGTAGCCGAGACAGTCTTCTTCGGCACCGCCACCGGGCCTGTCACGCACGCCACGACGGGCGCGCTGACGGGCCAGATCGGCTCGATTGTTGGCTCGGCGGCCAGGGTCGGCGGCGCAGTCACCCATGCCACCACCGGGGCGCTGACCGGCCCGGGCTCGACGGTTGCCGGCACTGCGGCACGGACACGGCAGCACGACACCAGCGGCACGCTTGCAGGTCAAGGATCGACCGTTGCTGGTGCTGCGGCACGGACACGGCAGCATGCGACCACTGGTGCGCTGACAGGCCCCGGCTCGACGGTTGCCGGATCATCGGCACGCTTCCGGGCCTTTGCCACCACCGGCACACTAGTAGGCCCTAGCTCGACGGTCACCGGCAGCGCAGCGCGCGTAGGCGGTCCCGTCACCCACGCCACCACCGGCGCTCTGTCAGGCCAAGGCACAACGCTGGCCGGTGCGGCCACGCGATTCCGCGCACACCCGACCAGCGGTGTTCTGTCGGGCCAAGCCTCGGCACTGGTCGGCACGGCACGGCACAACGTCCCGCACGCCACTAGCGGCACGCTCGCAGGCCCTGGCACCACCCTAGCGGGCAGCGCAGCTCGCACCCGAGCGCACGATGCTGCCGGTGTGCTGGCAGGATCAGAAGCCATCATCGTCGGCAGCGCTCTGCGCGTCGGCGCACCTGTCACGCACAACACCTCTGGCGTACTCATCGGCCAGCAGTCGATCATTGTTGGCGATGCCAACCTGATTGATCCTCCCCGTGGCGGAGGGGGTAGCGGTTCAAGCAACGCCCAGGCCGTGGTGCGCAACCGCGACCGCAACCGCAACCGTGACCCCAGACGAGGATGGGCCAACGAGCGGGCGCAACTCGAACAGAGCCTGATTGATTTTGAGCAGCGGCAGCGTCTCAATGACATCGCTCAAACGCTGGATGAGTCCGAGCAACCGCAGGCCAGGCGCATTGCACGCAAGCTGGCCGACTACACGGGCGAGCTGGACCAGGTTCAAAGCCTGCGCCGCGAGCTGGCCAAGCTGGAGGCAGCGCAGCAATCACGCGCACTGACCGCCGAGCGTGACCGTGACCTCGAAGCCGCAGCCGCTGAACTCAGCGAGATACTGCGCGACGACGAGGACGTGGCAGGCGCTCTGATGGCGCTGCATGAACATGAGGCAAAGCTAATGCTGGGAGCGCTTGGCATTGCGATGTGATGAGCCGGGAGTTCCGGCAACGGCAACCGCACGGCCGAAAACGTGCGAGTGTGAAAGAGAACCATGCCAGTAGAGATTGAAGTCACCCAGCCTGACGGCTCCAGCGAGACACCTGCGCTCGACGAACTGGAGGCCCAGGATACGCGGGCAGCAGAGCCAGAGACGCCAGAACCAGCGGAAGATTCCGAAGGTGAACAGGAGCTCAAGATCACGCTCGGCGGCCAGACGCTGACCGAACCCGAGCCAGAGGCCGAAAGGGCACCAGAGTGGGTGCGCGACCTGCGACGGTCTCACCGCGAACTGCAGCGCAAGGTGCGCGAGTACGAGGTCCGCGAGCAGCAGACAACCCAGACCCAGAGCGCGGCCATTCCGGCGCTCGGCGCGAAGCCGAAGCTCGAAGACCACGACTACGACACCGACCGCTACGAGACGGCGCTCGAATCCTGGTACAAGCAGAAGGACGCCGTGGAGGTCGCCAAGCGCCAGCAGCAGCAGCAGGTCGAGGAGCAACAGCGCACCTGGCAGGCCAAGCTCGACGGCTACGCCAAGGCCAAGACCGATCTCAAGGTGCGCGACTACGATGATGCCGAGTCCACGGTGCAGGAGACGCTGAACGTGGTGCAGCAGGGCGTGGTGCTGCAGGGCGCCGAGAACCCGGCGCTGGTGGTTTACGCGCTGGGCAAGAACCCCAAGAAGGCCAAGGAACTGGCCGCCATCACTGACCCGGTGAAGTTCGCCTTCGCCATTGCAAAACTGGAGTCGCAGTTGAAAGTCACCTCTACCCGCAAGCCGCCCGCTCCAGAGCGCGGCATTCCGGTCGGCAACGCGCCGATCTCCGGCACCACTGACAGCGTGCTTGAGCGCCTGCGCGTTGACGCAGAGCGCACGGGCGACATGACCAAAGTGATTGCCTACCGCCGCCAGCAGCGAGCCAAGCAGGCATCGGCGCGCTGATCGTCGGCCGGCGGGTATTGCACTCGCCGGCTGATATGCTACATTTCGCGCATCATGGTTTCGCCCACCTCACGGGCAGCGCACAGAACACGAGCGGCCGCCCGGCTCCAACGGGGTGAGTAAGCAGGCGCGGCACAGGCCGCAATCGTTCACTCATCAATTTTCAGGAGCCACAAATGGCCAATAGTTTTTCCAAGGAAGAGCGCGTAGCGTTCGAGGACATCCTCGAAGGCTTCAACGACGCGCTTGTGCTGTCTCGCAACGTCTCCGTGTACCGTACCGACGGCACGATGATGGAGCGCACCAACAACGTGATCTGGCGCCCGCAGCCCTACATCGCGCAGTCCTACAACGGCATGGATCAGACGCTGAACTTCACCGAGTTCACGCAGTTGTCCGTTCCTTCCACGCTCGGCTTCCAGAAGTCGGTGCCTTGGATCATGGACGCGCTTGAGCTGCGCGACGCTCTGCAGGAAGGCCGCCTCGGCGACGCCGCCAAGCAGAAGCTGGCCTCTGACGTCAACCTTGCCGTCATGAACGTCGCCGCGAACCTGGGTTCGCTGGTGGTCCGCACCACGGCCTCGGCCGGCAGCTACGATGACGTGGCTGCGTGCGACACGATCATGAACGAGCAGGGCGTGCAGATGTTCGACCGCTACCTGGCGCTGTCGAGCCGCGACTACAACGGCATGGCCGGCAATCTGGCTGTGGCGACGCGCTCGTTCGGCAACCAGATCAGCGACGAGGCATATCGTCGCGGCTTCGTCGGCACTGTGGCTGGTTTCCAGACCTACAAGTTCGACTACGCCAACCGCATCCGTGGAGCCACTGGCGCCGATCCCACGATCGACACCCAGGCCGCAGCCGGCAACTACTGGGTGCCGGTGGCCACCAGCGTGGCCGCTACCGGCGAGTCCGCCAACGTGGACAACCGCTTCCAGACCGTGACGGTGAACTCGACTGCCAACCTGTTGGCCGGCGACGCGATCACCATCGACGGTGTGGTTGCGGTGCATCACATCACCAAGCAGTCCACTGGCGAACTCAAGACCTTCCGCGTGGTTCAGGTTCTGACCGGCACCACCTGCGTCATCACCCCGCCGATCATCTCGGCTCAGGGTGGCACGGACGCCGAGTTGCAGTACCAGAACGTCATCGTCACGCCCAGCGCCGCCGCCACGGTGGATCGTCTGAACGTGGATGCCGCTCCGATCAACTGCTTCTGGCAGAAGGACGCGCTGGAACTCCTGCCGGGCCGCTACGCAGTGCCTGCTGACGCTGGTGCCGCAGTCATGCGCGCATCCACCGACCAGGGCATCGAGCTGGTAATGCAGAAGCAGTACGACGTCAACACCATGAAGACCAAGTACCGCCTCGACTGCCTGTTCGGCGTGGTGAACAAGCAGCCCGAGATGAGCGGCATCCTGCTCTTCGGGCAGACCCCCTGATGACGCACCGGGCCGGGTAACACCGGCCCGATTCGCAACAGCAATACAAGGAGTTTTCCATCATGTCCAATTCAGTCATCGCGTTGCAGGGAACCGCAGAAGTCATCGTTCCCGCGAACGAAAGCATCGCTCTTCTGAGCATCACCCAGACCAACGTCTTCAAGGTTGTCGGCTTCCCGAACTACCCGGAGCAGAACGATCTGGAAAGCACGTTCACCGGCTACAAACTGCTCGGTCCGTACACCGCAGAAACCACGCTCATCATCAATGCTGGCGCGGCTTCGGTGGAGTATCAGATCGGCGTCGCTCCGGTGGTGTTCGGTTCGAACTACCAAGGCACTCCCACCACGCAGAACTCGGCCGCAACGCTGACGACTGCAAAGGTGATGTCTGGTCTCATCACCACCACTCAGGCAACTGGCGCGACCATCGCCGTGCTGCTGCCGAATGGTGCTGACATGGAACTGGCTGCTCAGTTCGATGTGGGTGATTTCTTCGACTGGGGCCTGGTCAACCTTTCGACTGGCGCTAACACCGTGACGATCACCAACGCCGCGTCTGGCAACAACATCAACGGCGCCGCCATCGTGGCCGTGACCAGCAGCGCTCGGTTCCGCACCTACAAGACGGCGACCAACACGTTCGCCACCTACCGCATCGCCTAATACCGAAGGCGAGCAAGTGCAGCGCGGGCGGTGGTGACAAGCTGCCGCCCGCGTTTTCACATCTGGAGCACATCATGCCGTTGACCAAGGGTTACTCGAAGGCCAGCGTGTCGAAGAACATCTCCAAGGAGATGAAGGCCGGCATGCCGCAGAAGCAGGCCGTGGCTGTGGCATTGAACACCGCACGCACTGCGGCCAAGAAGGCCGGCAAGCCGAGCAAGGGCCCTGGCCCAGCGCCCAAGCGGGGCATGAAATGAAAAAGCCTGCTGGGCTGTACGCCAACATCGCAGCCAAGCGCGAGCGCATCGAGCGGCAGAAGGCAGCGGGCAAGACGCCTGAGCGCATGCGCAAGCCGGGTGCGAAGGGCGCACCGACAGCAGAGGCCTTCAGAGAATCAGCCAAGACGGCCAAGAAGAAATGACCACGCAGCAGTTCCCCGCGCTTGTCTTCCGTAGCCCAGGCCCGCATCGGCATTCTTCTGGCGGTGCGTATCGCTTCGCCCAGGTGAACGATGCCGCCGAGCTGGCCGAGATGCTGGCGCAGGGCTACCACACCAATGTCCGCGCCGCTATCGTGGCGTGCGGCGAGCGTGCGTTCAAGCACGGCCTGACCAGCATGCAGATGCGCAAAGTGCCTGTCTCAAAGCTGCTGGCACGCCTGCAAGCCAAGATGGCAGATGACGTCATTCCGGCCACAGCACCCGCCGAGCCAGAGACCGCCGCTGTTCCTGCCGACGACGCGCCGCCGAATCGAGAAGAGATGCTGCAGCAGGCACAAATCCTCGGCATCAAGGCTGACAAGCGCTGGTCTGATGCTACGCTGATGGCCAAGATCAACGAAGCCATGAACCCGATCTGACGGAGCAACAGATGGGATACACCAAGCGGCAGTTCATCCTGGCGGCCTTCGAGGAAATCGGCCTGGCGTCCTACACGTTCGACCTGCAGCCCGAACAACTGGAGTCTGCGCGCAGGCGCCTGGACGCCATGATCGCCGACTGGAATGGCAAGGGCATTCGCCTGGGTTATCCCATCCCGTCAAGCCCCGAGCAGGGCAGCATTGACGAGGAGACCAACGTGCCGGACTCGGCCTACGAGGCGATCATCTGCAGTCTGGGCATCCGCCTGGCGCCGAGCTATGGCAAGCAGGTCATGCCGATGACGATGGCCACTGCCAAGCAGGGCTATGACACGCTGCTGCAGCGTGCTACGTTCCCGCTGGAACAGCAGATGCCGAACACGATGCCGGCAGGCGCTGGCAACAAGCCCTGGCGCGTGTATAACAATCCGTTCCTACGGCCGCCTGTCAACCCGGTGCAAGTCGGCCCTGACGGCCCGCTCGAACTCAACTGACGCGCATCGCGCAACGAGGCACACATGGCACTCATCTATCAACTGCCGCTGCTGTCGCAGGCATCTGCCGGCGATCAACTCGCGGTGTACGCGCCGAACACGGGCGACGCGCGCCGCCTTCCGATGTCGGCGCTGCTGACATTCTTTCAGCAGCAGTTCGCAGCGCCCACGATGGCGACGAACCTCTACACGCCTGGCACGGGCTTCAACATCGCCGCGCCAACGCCTGTGAGCCAGCAGCAGTGGATTCTGATCCAGCCTGCTGGCACGCTGGCCACTGGCACCGTCACGCTGCCGCTGAACACATCGACGCCCGATGGCACCGAGATTCTGATCACGACCACGCAGCAGGTAACGGCGTTTACGCTGGCGCTCAACGGCGCCGCTGCCGCGTTTGGTGATCCAAGCACACTGGCTGCGGAGGACTTCTTCCGCATGAGGTTCTACCAGGCCACAAATTCCTGGTATCGCATCGCCTGATCAACGAGGACAAAACCATGTCGTCAACCTACGAAAGTTTCTGCCCAGCCTACGGCACGGGCGTCGTCGTCTCGCCTGGCGCGGCCTCTGCATCCAGCACACTCACGACGGCCGACGAGGGCGTGGTCATCACGAACCTGAGCACCACCGTGCTGACCTACGTGCGCGTGGGAGAGGGCACGCAGACGGCCACCACGGCCGATTTCCCGCTGCCACCCAGCGCGCAGGTCAGTCTCAGCAAGGGCAAGACCGAGCGCACGGTCGCGTACATCGCGCCGGCCGGTGGCGGTTCGATCCACATCATCTCGGGCCGGGGCCTGCGTTGATATGGCCAAGACGCCCGCCTGGACCCGCAAGGAGGGCCAGAACCCCAAGGGTGGCTTGAACGCCAAGGGGAGGGCGTCTGCGAAGGCGCAGGGCATGAATCTGAAGCCGCCGGCACCCAACCCCAAGAACGAGAAAGACGCGGCGCGGCGCAAGTCATTCTGCGCTCGCATGGGTGGCATGCCTGGGCCGATGAAGGACGAGAAGGGCAAGCCTACCCGCAAGGCGCTGGCCCTGAAGGCCTGGAACTGCTGACATGCAAATCCCCATCCTCTCAGGCATCTACACCGACAACGGGCCGGACATTCGGACCTCGTACCCGGTCAACATGGTGCCGACGCCCGTGCCGTCTGGCATCAGCGACTCCTTCCTGCGGCCTGGTGATGGCATCGTGGCCAACGGCACCGGGCCTGGAACGGATCGCGGTGGCATCGAGTGGAATGGCATCGTCTACCGCGTGATGGGCAGCAAACTCGTCACGGTCAGCAGCACTGGCGCTGTGACCATCCTGGGTGACGTGGGCACCGATGGTCAGTTGGTGACGATGGATTACAGCTTCGATCTGCTGGGCATCGCATCGGCCGGCAACCTGTGGTTCTGGAATCCGGCCACCAATGTGCTCGCGCAGAACACTGACCCCGACCTCGGCACGGTGGTCGATATGTGCTGGGTCGATGGCTATTGGATGACCACCGACGGCGAGTTTCTGGTGGTCACGGAGTTGACGAACCCGTTTGCCGTGAACCCGCTGAAGTATGGCTCCAGCGAGGCCGACCCCGACCCTGTGGTGGCGCTGGTCAAGCTGCGCAACGAGGTCTATGCGATCAACACGCACACCATCGAGGTCTTCGACAACGTAGGTGGAGACCTGTTCCCGTTCCAGCGCATTGACGGCGCTCAAGTCCAGAAGGGCGCTGTTGGCACCTTCGCGTGCTGCGTGTTCCAGGAACAGATCGCGTTCATTGGTCAAGGCCGCAACGAGGAGCCTGGCATCTACCTAGGTGCCAATGCCACGGCCACCAAGATCAGCACCGATGAGGTGGACCGCATCCTGGCGACCTACACCGACGCGCAACTGGCGCTGGTCAAACTGGAGGCACGCAACGACAAGGCGCACCAGCACCTGTATGTGCATCTGCCGGACCGCACGCTGGTCTTCGATGCGTCGGCCAGCGAGTCCGTCAAGCAGTTCATCTGGTTCACGCTGACCAGCACGACCGTGGGCTTCGCGCAGTACCGTGCTCGCAATCTGGTCTGGGCCTACAACCGCTGGCTGGTGGGCGACCCGCAGTCGAGCGCCATCGGCTACCTGACAGGCACGGTCGGAGAGCACTGGGGTCAGCAGGTGCGATGGGAGTTCGGGACGGCCATCGTCTACAACGAGTCAAAGGGCGTGATCTTCCACGAACTTGAACTCGTCTCTCTCACGGGCCGCGTGGCGCTTGGCAAGAATCCGCAGATCAGCACCAGTTACTCGCTCGATGGCATGAGCTGGAGCCAGGACAAGTACATCACCGCAGGCACCATCGGCAACACCAAGAAGCGCCTGGTGTGGTTCCGGCAGGGCGCGATGCGCAACTTCCGCATGCAGCGGTTCCGTGGCGACTCTGACGCGCATCTGTCGTTCATCCGCCTTGAGGCGCGGCTAGAGCCGACGATGTACTGACATGGCCACCTCGTCGCGCCTGAACCTCACGCGGGACCAGCTCGCGTCGTTCTTGTCGGATCATGAGCAGATCAGGCAGTTTGAGCGGCTGTTTGCCACAGTTGGTGATCTGGCCCCAACCACGCTGGCCGACCTTACGATCAATGCCGGAAATGCCGATCAGAAGGCCGTTGAGGCGCTGGATGCTGTGGCCACGCTGGCGCAGGATGTGGCGTTCCAGGCTGACACCAAGGCGCAGCAGGCGCTGGACGCTATCTCGCAGTTGAGCGGGTTGGTTGAGTTGCTGGCCACGGCGCCACCTGAGCGTGAGTTCAAGCGCTCGCGGTATGGCTCGTTTTACAGCACTGCCACGCAAACGGCGCTGGTGATCAACACGGCCACCGAGGTAACGCTGAACACCACGGACCTGTCATCCGGCGTGTTCCTGAGCGGTTCCCCGCAGTCGCGCATCAACGTGGATACGGACGGCATTTACAACCTGCAACTCTCTGTGCAACTTGACAAGACCAGCGGCGGAACCGCCGAGTTCTACATCTGGTTTCGCAAGAATGGTGTGGACGTGACTGACTCTGCCAGTCAGATCAGAATACAGGGCAACAACGCCGAGATTTTTACCGCGCTGAATTACTTCTTTAGCCTCAAGGCCGGTGATTACGTCGAGATCATGTACTCGGTGAGCGACCTGTCGGTGCAACTGCTGGCCGTGCCCGCCACTGCTCCGCATCCTGGCATCCCGTCCATCATCGTCACCGTGTCCAA